CAGCAGTTGCCATATTTGTATGAGGTTAAATTCTAATTTTTTTTAAAAATAAAAGGACTTTGAATAATTGCAAAACAATAAATTTTAAGTGTAGACCAAAAAGTTGCCGTCTTGATCTATAATTATTTCAAATAATTCGTCAATAATAAAGCGCTCGGCTGGTAAAATCGTCGGATAAAGTCCACCAACACCTTTAAAGGTTGCGGAAATAGTTGCAACATTTTCCAAAGGTGCCGACTGGCTCAACGATTCAATCATTGCCAGGCCAATAAAAGTTAAATTGTCGTCTTGCCCAGCTGACAAATAAACGCGCTCACGATTAACGTAAGCGTTGAATAAATCGCCAAAGGAAAAGCCGTCTTGTATGTATAAGGACTCGCTAGATAGGGACCAGTAGGCAAGCTTGGAAATATGGTCCGCAAAATATCCCGATTCATTGCTTGTCTTATCAAGTTGTCCCATTTCAGCGGACAACTCGTAACTGGTTGACTTGGCAACTTGATTGAGCCCAACCGTTACAAATAAAGCGGAGCCGTTAACCTTGGCCATCAATCCAATTTTCAATCGTTAAAATTTCGCGATGCACAATGTTTGTGTCGGTAATGCTGGAAAGGCTGGTTTGTTGCACGAGCTTTTCGGTTACAATTTTTCCAATTTGGAGCGGCAAATAATTCTCAGGATAATTGCAAACAATTTGTAAAATAGAATCGGCGATTAGATCAGCGTCAATGCGTCCGTATGGCGCAATTCCAGCCGTTACAACGTCCAAGGTGATTGTTGTAATGTAATTAAATTGTTGGTTGTCTTTGTCGTCTTCTTGCGTTTGGTTTCCGATTAAAATGTAAGGAAAAACCGCCGTGTCAGGCGCAAAGGTATCGTAACAAGGGACAAGCGCACCTTTATAAGTAATCGTATTATTTAACGCAGTCCAATAAGCTTTGCGAATAAATGGCTTAATATTTCTCATTTTCCAAGTAATTTTTTTAAGGTGCGCTCAATGTTTTTTGGCAATTCCGTCCGTTGTTTAAAAACCTCGGGATAAAAAAACGGTCTTGCTGGTAAATTAACTTCTTTTATTCCGTCGCCTTTAAATTGGGCCGCGAAATCGCTTAACTCGCTTGGGACCTTAACCCTGGTCCCAGTTCCAAACTCAACATAAGCCGCGTAATTAGCGCCAACCTCCACGCCTCCTGTAATTTCGTTTTTAGATACTTTTATTGGCGTTGATTGAATGCTATTTTTTAGCGCTCCAGTATCAACGGCCACATTGCTTGCCGCTTCGCTTTCAATTGCCAGCATTGAATCTTCAACCTCCGCCCGTACATAGTCGGCAACGTCGTCCTCTAAGTTTTTTAAATACTTATAAAACGTGTTAAGGCTTTGCTTGTTAAATTCAATGCTTAGCATTTAGTCCCGTTGTGTTGCAATTAACTTAATCATTCTGTCGTATTCGTTCACGTCAATTATTTCGCTAATTATAAGCGTTTTGCCAGCGTAAACAATGTGCATGGACTTGGTAATTGTAACCAAGGGATTATCTCTAATTATAACCTCCCATTGGTTTTTGATAACCATTTGGTCCTCGCTATTTTGCCGCGATCCGCTGAGATTGGTAACCTTTGCCCAGCAAGTGTATGACAATCCAGGCGCTGAATAAAAACCGCCGTAACCATCGCCAAATAGATTGGAATTGTAAAACGAAATGCGCTCACGCAAATCGCCCGCTTTAAGTTCCTTATTCGTCCTCACGCGCCAAACCAGTTATAAGTCTTATAAGGCATTAAGATTGCCTTAACTCCCAAAGGCGATGGAATAGCCTGTAAGTCGCTAAAATCTTCGCGTCTTTCATACAAGGTATTAACCATCATTTTAACGGCAAGCTTTATATCCTCGGGAACGGTTGTAAATCCAGCCGTATAAACCATTTTAAACTTATAAGATTGGGCGCCTCCTATAATGTTAATCTTTGGAAACAATCCAACGTTTAACTGGTAATTTAAAGCCGTCTCAGCATTGTTTTGATCTAGCGTTACAACCTTAGTAACATCCCCAGCAGCAACCAAGGGACCATAAGGGATTTGCCATTGGTATGGAAATCCAAAGGATTCAATTGTAACGGTTTTGCGGATAATTGCCTTGCCCATGTAGGACTCGCAATGTAAACGCGCGACTTTTATAAGGCTAGTAATTAAGGTGTCTTCTGTACTTCCGTCGATTCTAGCGTATTCTTTTGCCTCTGCCAATGTAATTGGCTCGGTAACTGGCGCCACGTCTGCAAACTGAATTGAATACCCAGTAAAACTGCCATTCGTTGGACTATATAGTAAATCACTCATTGTATTGTTTTTTTGCTTTGTCAACGATAAAATTAAAGAATCTTTCTAGTTCTTGGTCCTGGTATTTAAGGCGCTCCTCTGCAAGGTTACGCATTATGTTTTGGTGGAAATCGTATAAAATTTCGTCGCTCATTAACTCCTCAATCTTTGCAGCCATTCCGTCTATATCGTCACGATCAAAGTAAAGACCAGCAGCGCCAAGACATTCCTTTAGGCCGTCTGTCGGCGTGCAAATAACTGGCAGTCGATTAATTGCCGCCTCTAACCCAACGCGCCCGTACGACTCATAAAATGAGGGAACAAGTACAATGTTTGTTTTGCCGTAGATTAAATGGACGTCAGGAGTTTGCGCCACATACTTTAAATTTTTTAACGTGTCGTCCATGATTTGCTCGCCGTAGCTTCCAAGCACGCCAAGAAATTTGCGCTTTGGTAATCGCTTGGCCAGCTCAATTAAAATCTGTCCGCCTTTGTTCTCGTTGCAATTTATAAGGGTAATGTATTGCCCATGCTTGCGGTTGTACTTTACATCTTCGGGAAAAATTGGCGGCTTGCAAACAATTGACGCATTTGGGTAAGGCCCGTTTTGTACGTTCTTTTCGTTTGCCTTATTGTTATAAACAACGTGAATATTTTGTTGTTTAAAACGTACGTTTCTATAATCGGAATCGTTGTGGCTTAAAAAAATCAATTGCTTTTTAAATTGCCTTGCCCAATTAATTGCAACGCCTGTATTGTCTAAATGCGTAAATATTACGCTTGCATTTTGTAAGGCTAGAAAAAAATCGTTTGAATAATAGCCAGTAATAAACTTTATGAATGCAAACTTTTCGCCGTCGGGATAAATTTGGCCCTCGGGTAAAATGACTTCAATACTGCATCCTTTTTCATGGAAATATTTTGCGTAATGTTGGACCGTCCACTCGGCACCTGAGTTATGCGTGCCCGCCCAGGCGTGTACAAAAAAAACGATATTCATGTTTTTTAGTTTTGATTTCGTTTAAAGGTATTGATTTATAGATAAATAAAAAAAGGCCGCCAATATTTGGCGACCCTTTTCTAAACAAACACCTATTTTACTTATACCGCGGAACCGTTAGCCAAAGCGGCTGCAAATGTTCCGTAAACGATAGATTGAGTAGTGTAAACTGCCAAAGCAATTCTCTCCTCAACGCGTACGGTTACAAAGTTCTTGGTTACGTTGTCTGCGTCTTGCTCGAAGAATTCCAAAGTTACGCCCTGACGAACGAACAACTGGGAACCAAGTGCAAAGTCACCAACAAAGAAATCGCCAGCAACAACGCCATTAATTGCGTAAACTGGAACGCCCATAATAAACATTTGACCAGCTGACATTGTAACGTAAGAAGGCAAAATGTAAGCTCCAGCGGTTTCCTTAGTAGATACTAGGCTAAGGTAGTCGGATGGGTTAATCATGATTGCATTTGGCGCGTATTCGTTCTTAGTAGTTTGAACTACCGCAGCAGCCAAAACGTCGAATCTGTTGATTAGAGTACCAAATTTAACAGTAGTCCAAGCTGATCCGTCAGTTGCAAAACCATTCAAGTTCTGACCGCTTCCGCTTCCGTACAAAAGTTGAGTATCTTCTACGTTCAACAATTTGCTAGGCGCACGGCTAGAAAGGTAAGCAATCAAGCCAGGAGTGTCGTCCAACATCTCTTTTGTCAATCTCATGAAAGTTGGGATTGTTCTGATAGAACGATCTACCGCAGTCAAATCGAAATCAGATTGAGGTTTAGAAGAACCCTGTGCGGTTGGAGCCGCAGCGTTGTCGTATGCAGACTCGCGCACGAAACGGATAAGGTTAGAGCTAGTCTGTCCAACTGGCAACAATTGACGAACGTTTACTTTTCTGTTTGGAGTAAACTTTAGATCAGGAACGCGGTCCGCTGGGATAACTTCACCAGTATAAGCGTTTCCAACTGTCATGTCAGCGCCTTTCAATTCAAGGTCCAACTTTACTTTGTTAGCGTTTCCGCTTTTGTAGTTTCCGAATGCGTCAGAGTTAAAAGCTTTCTCTAGTTCGCTAGAAAAAGAATAATTTTTGGCAGACTTAGAAAAGCTTGCCTGGGTGCGTGCATCTACGCCGTCAAGTTGAGCCTGGAGGGCGTCAGCTTTTTCGTTTAACTTAGCAGTCTCGGCAGAAAGGTTTTTTCTGAACTCTTCGCCCGCTTCTTTCATAGCCTTTACGTCGGAAATCAACGCCTCGTTGCCTTCCAATTTCGCAAGTACTGAATCCAATTGTGATTTAATTGCGTCCATTTTGTTTTAGATAAATTTTTTGAGTTTAGGTATATATTCGAACTCTAAAGCCATTGACAAAGTCGGGTCTTGTACGGTGGTGAATTGACTTGCGTCGGATTCTACGGCCAAAACTGATTTAGTGTTCAATGCCTTTAAATGTTCTTGAATTTGCTTTAATCCAATTTCAAGTTGAATCATTGATTCGTCGGTAAGGTTGCCGTTTCTAAGAATGCTACAAAACTTGGCAATCATATCCTCGGTCTTTGGCTTATCCCAGCTTTTCATTGATTCAATCGGCGTATTTGCGTTGGCTCCCCAGGTAACGGTTGAACCTTCCCAAAGTTTTATTTCTCTGATTTCTCGGTAACCAGCTTTATTGTCGCTCTTTACAATTTCAAACCCTACGGAATGCTCGTTAAAAACGCCCTCTTTGTAAAGCTTTATAACGTCTTTCCCGTAACTGGTTTCGGTAATTTTAGAGGTAAAGCGCAAGCCTTTGGCGTCCTCCATTAATTCCATAGGTTTTGCCAATGGCATTAAAGGATTGTGTTGGAGCAAGTGCATGATTCGATTGCGGCCTTGCGGTCCGTTCTCTGCAACTGTCTTTTTGTAAGAGCCTGAAACAATTACGTCGCCGTCAGAATCAATATTGTTAAACGCGGAAAAATATCCCGTAACGATTCCTTTAACGTCGTCGACGTCCTCAATTATTCCCTCTCTTAAATT